CTTTCTATAACAGCAAAAGACCCCAAAACGTTTTCCGTTTTGAGGTCTTTTTGGAGCTGGTGACAGGAGTTGAACCTGCAACCCACTGATTACAAATCAATAATATTTTTCGTATTTATGCTATTTTTTCAGAAAATGTTAGTTTGTTGTTTGCTTATGGCGTATTATAAAAGCGATAAATCGTCCGCCTTATCTTACAACAAATGTTGCAAAAATTCAACGCATATATGCGGAGCGTTCTTTTGTAACGGCTTCGCACAGGCCAGAAACAAGGTCTTCCGCCATACTCCACATGTGATGCAGCTCTACGCCAGCCGCAGAATCCTCGCTGTCAACGCCGGTAAGGATTTTCTGTGCAATGCGGCGGTTTGCGTCAGCGTGCTCCATTTCTTCCCCAGAGAGCTTATACCACTCAGAAGAAGCGTAGGGGCAGACAGTTTTATAGTCCATTGCCATGCTTGCGTAGCTCATCGCATCGCTGTATTCTTCGGCCATTTGCTTTGCAGCATGAACAAGTGTGTCCTTATATCCTGCAAACTTTGCTTCGTCCATCATAGCTAGATCCTCCCCCTTACAGTTTTTCCACGGCCACAGCCATATTGTTCACCACTGCAGCAGTACCGGTCAGCAGGAAGCTCAGGATAGAGCTTTCGCAGCCGCACGCATTGCGCACCAGGAAAGTCAGTGCCAGATTGGTCGGTGCAGCCGCAGTGGCCACAGCCTGAGAAGCAGTAGCGCCGATGACAGCCACGCCGTCCTTCTGGCCGGTCAGGGTCACAGTGCCCGCAGCCGTGGGAGCCAGTGTAGCAGACACGGTCACATGGTAGTAGCCCTGCCCCAGCAGGGTGATGGTGTTGCCGTCCTGCCGAATGTTACAGCCAAACCGCCGGGAAGTGGTGCCGACAGGAATAACATCGTTTACCGCCACGGTCTGAGCCGAGGTGTTGGCGGTATAAATCGCAGACTTAGACATAAAAAATCTCCTTCCTTATATAAAAGGCGGAGCAGCCTTTGCCGCCCCGCCGATCCTCGCCAAAAGGGCGTATGTGTTAGATGCTGCCGCAGACGTTATTGCAGCCGCAGAAGGGGCTCGGGCCCGCATTGTAGGAGTAGCCGTTGGGGTACTTCACAACGCCGTACATCTGGGAGGCCAGCTCCAGCTGACTGATCCGCTGATTCTGGGCCGCGATGGTCTGCTCATACTGCTGTTTCTGCAGCTCGGCAAACTTCGCGTCGATGTTGGAGTTGATCGCGCAGGTCTGCTTGTCCATCTGGGCTGCCAGGTTGGCCGTTGCCAGCCGGTTGTCGCAGCAGCACTGAGCAAGCTGTGCCTGGATGCCGTTGCCGGTCTGCAGGATGGTGGTGTTGGTGCCTGCCTGAGCCAGAGCAACTTCTTTACCCAGCTGGCCGATGCCTCCCTGCATCTCATAGCCGAGATTACAGATACCGTTGCCGATGTTGGTCAGCCTGTCATTCAGTTGGCCGAACTGCTGGCCGAAAAGAATTTCCTGCTGGCTTGCAGCAGTGGCATACTGACCGTACTCGCCGGTTCGGTTGCCCCAGAGGCCGTTGCCGCCCATAAAGACGAACAGGAAGAGGATGATGATCCACCACGCGCCGCCCTGGCCCCAGCCGTCGTTATCGTTGCCACGGGTCACGGCAGCGATATCGCTCAAAGACATGTTATCCATAGTTGATTTCCTTTCTTGCGAATAGTGAAATTATTTCAAATCGTGGCCACGATTTTTCGATTACTTGATGAAAGGCATGATCTGCTTTGCCATCGCTTCCAGTTGGTGGTACTGCTCATCTGACATCTTACCGGACCTGCGCAGCTCTTCCACCTGCTTTTGGGGATCTCCCTGGAAAGCGGAGCGGAACTGCTGAAACTGCCGGAGAAGCTGCATCACATTGCCAATCGGGCCGGGCATCGCCGGGCTTCCTGAGCCGCCCAGGAACTGCATCAAAGGATTTGCCATACCTTAACCCTCCTTTGCCCGTGCGGGCCTTGCAGGAGCCGCCGGGGCCGTCTGATACTGCGCCATCACGCGCTCCACCTCGGCCTTTACGGCAGCCTGTATCTTCTGATCTGCCTGCGCAGAGGTCAGATACTGCGTCTCTGCCGATGTCTGCACGGCCGCCGGGTCGATCTTTGTCAGGCGGTAGTACTCGCCGGACGCATAGCCCATCGTGTCTGCCTTTTTGACAGCCATGACAGGCTCGTTTTGCACCATGATCCAGCGCGTTTCTCCGGGCTGCACCATGACCTTGTCCACATCCGCGATTGTCGGCACCATCGTGAAGGGGCTTTGTCCCCCGCTCTGTGGAGCGGCCTGCTGGGCCATTTGCTGCTGATACTGTCCTTGCCCAAAACCCATCGGTGGCATCCCGCTGTAAGGGTTTGATTGCCAGCCGCCAAAAGGATATGCCATAAAGCTTCCCCGTCCTTTCTTGATCTTGTAGCACCAGTGTACCTTTTTAAACCGCCGAGAGAGTCAACGAACGTACAACGAAGGACAAAAAGAAAAGCGCCCACACGGCACAGGACTGTGTAGGCGCTCAATCATTTGCACTCAATGAGTATAATATTTTCAAAAAGTGCTTGACGTTTACACTCATTGGGCGTATAATAAAGACAGTGAAAGACACAAACACACAATAACATGGAGGTACAAAATTATGAGAAACGCTATTGAAATCGCCGCTGACATCCGCAAGTCCGATGTCTGGGATTACGAGCTGTGCACCGAACTGTGCAAGGCAGCTGACATGGAAGAAGAGTGGGAAGCTGCATCCGCTGGCGATTACGACTGGAACGACTCGAATCGCGGCCCCTCGTTTGAAGAAATCGTTGAAGCCGCCGCCGAAAAACTGGGCGTTGAGATCTACTAAATAAAAAATCCCCCGCCCGATGCTTGCCACACCGAACGGGGGATTTTGTGAAAGACACCTCACACGGAGGTGTGCAACTATCCTATCACACGAAAGAAAGGAAGTCAATCATGTATACCAAAGCAGAGCTTTTTTCAATGGCCGCAGAGCAGCCGAAGGAAATCTTTGTCAACAACATCACTCTGAGCGTACCAGACGATGCTGACAGCTGCCTTGATCTGGATGCTGAGAAGGAAAAGCTGTCTTCCATCTGGGATCTGGCGCACTTGTCTATGCGGGAGCTGGTAGCCTGCACTGGCCTGTCTCAGACCGCTTTTGCAAAGCGGACGGGTATCCCGCTGCGCACGGTGCAGAACTGGTGTGCCAGCACCCGCGACTGCCCGGCATACGTCCGCTTCCTGCTGGCCGAGCACTATAAGCTGATCTGAGGGGGATTCCGGTATGGCAGCACAAGACTTGACGGGTCATACTTTTGGGAGCTGGATTGTGATAGGTGCATCCGAAAAGAGCGGCTATGTAAAGTGCCGCTGCGAATGCGGCACCGTGAAAGATGTCTATATACAGTCTCTTAAAAACGGAAAAAGTACAAGCTGTCAGGCTTGTGCAAATCGCCGCATGGCAGGACAGCGCAGTCAGGAATTTTTGAAAAAAAGAAAGGAGCAGTACATCGGCCAGGTCATCAATGGATGGAAAATTATTGATGTTTATAAAAATCCGTCTGTCAAAGGGAATGACCTCTTTTGTACCGCATTGTGCCCTGTTTGCGGCAGAAAGTCCGATATGCGTCTGTTTCAAGTGAAAAAAATTTCAAAGTGTAAGAAGTGTACCAATAACGTTAAGCTCTTCTCTGACGCGATTCATCGTGAAGCGGATGTGGACGGATCGAGCCTTGTATCTGTAAAGTTGCGTCTTAGCGGGAAAGTCAATCAAAACTCAACCACAGGGCACAGTGGCGTTTTCAAAGACAAAAATCGTTACCGCGCTGTAATTTGCTTTAAAAGACACAAGACGTACCTTGGAACCTATGAAACAATCGAGGAAGCTGTTGCGGCCCGCAAAGCAGCTGAAGAGCTGATATACGCCCCATTTCTAAAAGAACATGAGGGATGGGAAGAAGAACTTGCAAGCCGTCTCAAAGAACTCAAAAAAGAGAAAAAATAGAAAAACCCCCGATGCTCCAAACGGAACACGGGGGGTTTGCTTTACTCAAAAACTTTTGCAATGCTTTTCAGCCGATAGCCTATTGCCGTCCTGCTGTAATGCGTCTGTGCTGCAATGTCCGGCAGCGGAAGCCGCTCAACGTACCGCAAAAGAGCTATCTTTCGGTCTACCCTCCCAAGCGGTGCGTTTTTGATGGAGGCTTCCATTTGCTTTCGGTCAAGTCCTTGCAGCGCAGGGGGCAGCACTACGCGAGCCGCCGCCACAGGCAGCACCGAGCCAGAAAGGTTGCGGCAGCTGTCCAGCGTTGCGCACCATATTGCCAAGCGTGGCAAACCGGTGACATTTTGTCACCATTTTGTTGGCATTTCCGAGATGGTATGTTTTCGTGAGGTCACGAAAACATACTTGGGTATTGTATGTAGTGCTTGCCATAGGATAATTCCTTTCCACGGATCAGATTTCAACCTTTCCGTTTTCATCATACACGTCAAACTGCTCTTTTGAGTAGGAATAAAGATGTTCGCGAATGGCTTTAATGCGACGAAGAGATTTGCATGTATATAATTTCATGCCCCAGTATTTTTTGTTCATACCGGAAAAAGTACCGCGATAAAATCGGTCAGCACCTTTTGCTTTGTAAATAGCGCGTGGTTCACCAATTTCCGTATTTTTGAGATAATACATTGCCGCTCCTTACTGCTTTTGCAATGCCGCCTTCATGCGGTCAAAGAAAAACTGGATAATGGTGCCGATGGTCTCATCGGTGATGGCCCACGAGATGAATTTGCCCCACTTGCTGGCGTTGAGGGCCATGCGGAGCATCTGCGCCACCCACGCTTTGCGTTCTGCGCCGCGCTTGGTGCCCTGAATCTCGTGCTCTGCCTGCTCGATCAGGTCAAGCACAGTGCCCTTGACAGCGGCACCATAGCCCAGACGGATGCAGCCCAGGGCGTAAAACACGAAGCCGCCCAGCATGAGCACGAGGGCCACAGGGGCGGGAAGTGCGGTCAAAAGGTTACGAATCGCTTCCATGATTGGTAACTCCTTTCAAAAGATAGTTGTCGATGTCGGTGCGGCTCTTCTGCATCCCCTCGCGATTGTTGCCGGACAGCTGCGCATCCAGAAGGTTGCGCACCCCGTCGAGGGTCAGACGGCTCACCTCGTCAATTTCTTCAAAGCGGCGCAGATCTCGGGCAAGGGCCTGCGTGTGTTGGAGCTGGCCCTGCTCTAAGGTGCCGATGCGCTTGTCCATCTCATCCAGCCGCTTGTTCTGCACGTTGTCCGGTTCCTGCGCCTTTTTGATGTACTTGTGAATGATTTCCAGCACCTTGTCAATGGTGATGGCTGCAGCACACAGGCTACCCAGGATGCCAAGCACCCACAGCAAAGCTTCTTTTTCGGTCATTTGTCCTCCCGAAGACGGGTCAGACCCTTCTTGCGGATGATACGGGGGTAGTTGAGCTCGGTCACGTTGAGGTCAACATTGCCGGAGATGCCCGGCACGCTGCCCTTGCTGGTGTGCTGGTGAGCGGTGTACTTAAAACTAACTTTCGGGGTCTTGCCGGTGTAGTCCGCCAGCCATACATCCCACCGCCCGGCAAGCCTTGCCATGTCCAGATGGACGGTGGCGTAGCTCGTGTAGGTGTAGAGCTGGGCGTAGAACCCCATCTTCTCAATCTGTTCCAGATGATAGGCCGCCAGATTTGACAGGTCTCCATAGGGCATCCCGGCAAGACTCGGCGATTCCAGATCCAACGCCACCGGAAGGGTAAGTTCCTTGCACCGAAGCGCCTGCCGCAGTACAGCCAGCTCTTTGTCAGCCAGTTTCTCGCAGGAGGCGTTGGTGTAGTAGTACACGCCCACGTCCAGCCCTGCCGCTTTTGCGTTGGCATAGTTGTCCTCGAAGGTGGGGTCGATGTAGGGCACACCGTTGCGGTTCCCTACGGCCCGCAGCATCACGCCTTTGTAGCCTGCCGCTTTTACCTGCGCCCAGCCCTCCATTTTGATTTTTCCCTGCCACCGGCTCACGTCAATGTACCGGTAGGGCGGCTCACCTGCCCACCCGGTCACGGTGTCCACTGTGGACACGCCGGGTGCGGGAGCAGGCTCTTCCTTGTCGGCGCTGTCACCGGCAGCGTGGGAGAGCGCAGAGAAGATATCCCGCAGGAAGTCAAGCATTACTTTCCGCCTCATAAAATCCCTCCTCCGTCAGCTTTGCCAGGACGGCATCCTTGTACCGGTCAGGAACGTTGTCGATGGTAAAAGCGCCGTCAAAGCGGTGCAGTTTGACTTGGGTCACATAGAACAAAATCATAACATCCTCCTTATTGTGCGGCCAGCAGGTCGAGCATAGCCGCTTCCAGAGCGGCAAGGCGCTCTTCTGCGGTGGGCAGCTGTGCCTTTTCCTCTGCTTCCTTGCGGGCCTTTTCCTGTGCGGCCAGCTCTTCTGCGGTGTACAGCACATACCGCTGCACTTCCACCTCTTCGTCGTAGGCATCCTGTGCGGCCACGCCGGGCACGTCAACCACCTTGCGGACATCACGACCTTTTTCACGACCATCTGCGTCATAGTAGATTGCAGGGGTTCCGTCCGGCAAGGTTTCGGTCTCGTAGTGGCTGACCTCTTCCACGCCCGCCACAGCATCGTGGTGGACAGTCTGGGTCTCCTGCTTGAGGTAGCCTTTCGTCAGGTCGGGGGCTTCGATGGGGTTGCCGTTGCTGTCAATAATTTTCATGTGTGCTCCTTTCGGTTATGCCACTCTGCGCCAGATGTACATGGAGTAGTAGGGGTTAAGGATATCAACGGGGGAGTTTCCATTATTCGTACTGCTATAAAGACCGGTGTGAAATCTTCCGCCATCAGTAGTTTCCTGAGAAACAGATGCCATAAAATCCCATTTGCCAACATGTATATCATTTTTATGTGTATCATTTGTTGGGATTGCAAAACCAACAGCCGGAATATTCTCCGGAGAGAGAATCATTTGCAAGTTACCACCCGTACTCCCTGCCGGGTAGGTATCGCTTGCGCCCATGATAAATTTGCCCTCAATCCGTTCCCATGTGCCGCCGATAAAGCTTGCCGGGGATGTGGGGCCGTCGCTGACCCAGAATTTGATTCTGGCGAGGTCTTCTTCTCGCTGGGCGGCGAGAGCTTTCAATGCCCTCTGTGCGTTGTTGACCTGCCTCATCAGGTAGTTGTACCCGTGCTGGTCGTCCAGGCCAGCTTCTGCGCCGGTCGGGGCGATGATCTGGCCGGATGTCCAATTTTCCGGGAGATCAGCGGGAAGAGGAATGTTTTTCAGGATATCATCCGCCATAAAGCAATGTTCCCTCCTTGAAGATAATGGTGTGTTTTAACTTTGTTCTGGACGTGGTTTCGATGCTAACATCGTCCTGTGTGAGGGCGGCTCCGAACGCATCTTGCGCGGAGATGGCAGAGACTTTTGTGATCTTTTCCGATGGCAGGAGCTCATACTGCAGCGTGACTGCCGCACCGGAAAGGCTCTTTGCGAGGTTCGGAACGGTATAGTCGCCGTTCAGCTGCACCATGTTGATGTGATCCGCCAGGTACGAGGCAAGGCTTGCCAGGAACAGCGGGGTCACAGATGCAGAAGTGGGCGCGGCGGCTGTCACCGGGACAAAATAATTTTGTCCCGGTGACGCAAAGGCATCCTTGCCCAAAAGCCAGCTGCCCAGAAGATAGTGATACCGGCTTCCGTTTGCCAGCACGGTGTCCGCGCCCTCCAGAATAGAGAGATTCACGTCCACGTCCGTTTTTTCGGTAATGCCGAAATAGCAATCCGATGCGTACAGCGTTTCTCCCGCATCGTTCAGAAGCTCATAGTGGTTGACGGCCGAATTACCTGCCTCCGGCTCGATGGATGCTTCCAGCTTCAGATTCTCGCCTGAGATCATCAGCATTTCAGAACCCACCTGCAGTGTCGCAGATGCTATGACGCTTTTCAGCGGTTTCACGGTCGCTGTGCGGTTGAGCCGTGCCGTCGTGGCAAGCTCTGCCGCCTTGTGGGCCACGTCCAAAAGAAGCGTCCGCGTCAGTGTCGGCGATGCAGCAGCCTTTGCGGTCGTCCATCCTCCGAGTTCGGCAAACGGCTTTTTCCCAAGGGCCCAGCCGCCCAGGCGATACTGATAATCGTATTTCTGCACATCGACCTGCTCTGTGATCAGGATCCCGGTCTTGAGGTACGGCATACTGATAAAGACAATGTGAGCGGGTTTGATCTGGTTGATCAGGTGCGTCACCTCGTCGTAGTACGACTGGCTCTTTGCACTCGTCGCAAGCCTCAGCTCGTAGAGCTGGTATGTGATGGAGCACGTCCATTCACCCGCGCCAATTAGTTCATCCAGCTTCTGATACAGAAACCCCAGTGTGTAGGGCGGGCGGGTCGCAATGCGGGTCATTACACGCTGCCTGCGGAACGCCAGAGATTCCTTTTCCGGGACAGCCACGATGTGAAACACTTTTTCCCACTGTGCAACGGAATCCTCGTCCATGGTCTGGAAAAAGAAGTTGCTTTGAACCCCTTCCACGGAACCGGCCAGCAGGTCAAATTCAGCTTTTTCAGCAGTGCAGATCTGCTGATAGTCCTGCACTTCCCGGTAGATGGGTGGCAGCAGCGGCAGCAGGTCGTGCGAGAGATCAAGCTTCATGCAGCGTCACCGTCCCAACCACAGGGACCTGCTGCCGTTCGCCGGTCTCTGTCAGAATCAAATCGTCCGCTGCTCCGTTCAGCTGGACGTTTGTCACGTTTACCACGCCCTCTGCCGTGATGATGGCCGCAGACACGCGGGCCGTGTAGACGTTGGCGCTGTATTCAATGCTGGTTTTGCTGATATTGGTCGCCCAGCTTTTCCGTACATTGAGCAGATATGCCTCCAACGCCTCCCGTACCGCGGTGCGAACTGTATCCAGCGAGTAGCTGGGCAGGAGCGTCACCGATGCGGTGACCGAAACTTCCAGCTTCTCCGGGGCCGTGATCGTTGCCTTTGCACCGATGGGCGCAAGACCAAGTCCCTGCCCGGAGTTCGGCACCGGGTCGATGGCGTTCTGAATGGTCTGCACAAGGTCGGTGGATGCAGGCAGCCAGTCCGCACCCAGAACGGAGCAGAGCACCGTGCCGCCGCCTCTCCATGTCGGGTATACCTGCACAGCGCCCACGCCGTCCAGCTTCTCGATTTCCTCCTTGTACTGCGCCACATTGCCGCCAAAGGAGCGGCTGTTCATCGCCGCCTCCATGCGGGCGCGGAATTCGTCGTCTGTTTCGGTCTCGTCTCCGGGTGTCAGGATATCCGAGATCCGGGCAGAAGTCAGGCCCTGAATGGTGTCGATGGGGAGGATAGGGCCGGTGTAGTCGTTGCCGATGGTGCCGGGCGTTTCGGCCAAAAGGCGGTAGGTGTGCCCGGAACCCAGAGCGGACAGCGCAATAAAATTGATGCTGTCCGCGCCGTTGATGGTAGAGAACCGGCTGCCAAGCGGGATATCAATATTGAACTCGCCTTTTCGCACCGCCGCCGTGGCCTGCTTGCGGGTAACGCTGGCGATGGGGGCCAGCAAATCCAGCGCTCTGCCAGTGGCTGTCTGAAAAAACGCCTGCCGCTGCACCATGTTCAGGGAAAGAAAGAACCCCTCAAAGACATAGGCGGCGGGAGAAAGAGCTGTTGGGATGGGGCTTGTGTCCCGCTTGTCGTAGTCGTCCGGGATCTGAGACAGCATATAGTCAAGAATGGCCCGGTACTGTGCGGTAGAAAAATCGATCATGCTGCGGTGTTCACCTCCGTGCTTGCCTGCATTTCGCCGTAGATCGTGGAGACAGTAAAGGATGCTGTCAGGGCCTGTCCCTGCACCGTGTAAGAGAAGTCCTTCACGCCGGTCACCCGGTCGTCCACGGTCAGGGCCTCTTCCAGACGGCGCTGCAGTTCGGCAGCCACATAGCCCGGGGCTTGACCCAGCAGCCCCTCCCACTCCATGCCGCTGTAAGGGCGGAAGATCTGCCAGCGATAACGTTCCACGTTCAGAATGATGGTCACGGCCTGTTTTACGGCCTCGTCCCCATCGCATTCCCCAACGATGCGGCCAGATGTCTGGTCAATGAACCAGGTTCTGGACGGCTGAGAAACGTACTCCACGCCGCCGGAAAGGTTGATGGACGCGCCTGTGGGAAGCGTAGCCATTACGATTCACCTCCGTATACTCGGGAAAGCACAATGAACTTTTGGCCGCTCTGAACACGGAGGAGCAGCACTTTGTCCCCGGCTTTCAGGGCCGGGTTCAGGATGATGTACTTTTTGTCCTTGCTCAAAGGCAGCGCAGCGCCGTTTTCCCAGCCCACAAAGTTTTCTGCCTGCACTTTTGCATCAAATCCATCCGGCAGGGCCGACCACTCCGTGAAGTAGGGCGGAGCCGTGAACGCGTCCTCGCTGGGGCCGGACGGTGTTGCGTGCTTGTGCTGCAGGATCTTGATCTCGTGCCTGTGGCGCAGGATGGGGATCTTCTTTTCAATGACAGGCTCTGCCAGATAGAGCACAGCCTGCTTCAGCGGGGCCATTGCTTCACTGATCTGGATCTCCAATTCATCATCGTCCGGCGGGGCCTTTGTCACTGTTCCGATCTGCAGGTCTGTGGGCTGCCCGGCATCGTTGGTCTGCCGGTTGATCTCCTGCAATACTCCCAGTAAATCCACGCTTCTCCCTCCTTACAGTGCTTTTGCTTCCAGTTCCATGGTGTGCTCGTCATTTTTGAAGGTGTGCTCCACCTTTTCCAGCATGACATACTGTTTGAACGGTTCGCCGTCCAGATCGGACAGGTTCACCAGGATCAGCGCCCCGGCCCGCAGGCCCGGCACGCCCAGAGAAGAGAACTTGAGCTGCTGCAATACTCGGTTGTAATACTCCAGGCTCACTTTCGCCTGTTCCTTTACCTGAGCGTCGTTGGCGGCCTCGTCCACGGTCTGATACAGCTGCAAAAGGCCCCACTTCCCGATGTGTTCCGAATCCTTCATCACGAAAACATCCGCCTTTCCCGTCTCCTGATTGGGCCGGGCCAGCTTGATGCTGTTGTAGGTCTGGGTGTCGATGGAGGAATCGAAGGTGTAATTCGTCATCAGGCTGTAATCACCGATGACGATATCTGTTTTCAGGTCGTTGGCCTCTTTGAGGGCCAGTCCGTCACCGGAATCGTAAAACACATAGACCTTGCCGGTGTTGAGCAGGGTCTTTTGCACCGCAGTGTTGATGATGTCGATGCAGCTTTTGTCCTGCATGATAAGGGAGGGCAGCTTGTAGCCGGTGTCAGCCAGTTCCCCCACGTCCAGCTCAAAGTCCTCTGCGATCTGCCGGATAATATCCCCGGCACTTTGGCCATAGAACGAATAGCTGGCATTGGCCTTGAGATACCGGATGCGGTCATAGCAGACCACGTCCACCGGCCCCCAGCGGTCAAAGCCCCGGGTAAACACCCAACCGTAAAACTGAAGCTGACCGTCCACGGAAAAGCGGATCACGTCTCCCTCTTCCAGCTTGGATTCCGGGGTGCGAAGATAGGTAAAGGTCAGTTTGCCCGGCTGACCGGTGCGCTGGGTAGACCAGACCACCTGCGTGGTGCTGTTGGTCAGATTCAGGGTGTTTCCGGTGGCTTTCTGAGCGGCCAAAAGCTCATAGGTCATCCTTCCACCTCCTGCAGGCTGGTCTCCGGCATCCAACCCAGCACAGTGCCGCCGGTGTCTGCCACGCAGACGGGGCAGGGCCGGGCGCGGTCGATGATGCGCCGCACCACAACGATCTGGCCATGGATGCTGGTCAGAACTTCCTCCCCGCTGCCGGTGCCATAGACTTTCCCGGTGGCTTTCCGTCTGGCCCCCACAACGAGCTTGTCTGCGGGGATGCTTCTGGTTGGGGTCAGGGAGAGCTTTACAGAGCCCGCCGCATCTGCCGCAGCGTTTACCGCTGTGACTGCCGAAACAGCCCGTGCGGCCACGCTGGCCACTTCAGAGACGATGCTGGCCGGGGAAAAGGTTCCGGTCTGGCCAGCGCCCTGCACAACAGCCCTCTGTGGGGAGTAATCCTTGTACTCGGTCAGGCTCAGGTCAAAATAGAAATCTCCTGTCTCCGCGCCGCGCTCCTCTGCCTTGAAGCTGGTAACGAGGCACCGAAAGCCCAGGCTCGGCCCCAGGAACGGGACACCGTTCTCATAGAACCGGACGGGCGTGTAGACGATGGGGGATTTTTTCTTCATAGCGGCGGTGAAGAACGCCATGTACACCGCCGGGGGCAGATGAATGCCGGTCTGGCCCGGCAGCCGCCGACCGGGCAGCAGGCCCGAAATGGACACCGTGCGCAGGTTCGGCGTGCGGGGCTGCATGATAGGGCCAAGGCCCAGCACGTTATAGGTTCCGTTGTCGGCAGAAAGAGTCTCTGGCAGCTTTTCCGGGTTGATGGGCAGAGCAATCACCGTTGCGCCGCTGGAAAAATAAAGTTTGTACAGGGACATCTCTTTCTCCTTACTGCACGGTGACGGTGCTGCCTGCGTTCATCAGATCCACCAGAACGTCCCGCAGGGTGTCTGCCAGATTTTGGGCATCCTTTTCGGTGTTGCCGGTGTTCTGGCCCTGCACGGTGATCATGGGGGTCTGGCTCGTCAGGTTGACGTTGTTGACGTACTTTCGCTCTGCCACATCCACCAGCATCTTGATCTGCTCATCGGACAGGTCAACGGTTTTTGCGATCTTGCCGGTATTCTTGTCGATGTTGCCCAGCAACTCATTGGCGCTTGTAGCTTGCGGAATTTCCAAATTTCCCGTTCCTGTGCTTCCAAACATGCTGGAAGCACCCAGATTTGATCCCCACTTATATCCGCTTGCATAAGCGGAATCGAGGTCTTTTGCTGTCCACGGTTTGACGACTTCCTTATAGTCGTTCGTCCAAACTTCCCACTTGCGGGCGTTTTGAAACTGTGAAATTGTGTTATCCGCACGGGTCACCCAATCAACATCAACGCCCGGCAGAAGGTTCACCACGCCTTGTGCGGCCTGAAGAATTCCCTTCAATGCGTTCATCACATTGATACACAGGTCATAGAACGCAATCTTAATCGTTGCAATCGGGTTGTTGAACACATTCGCCAAAAAGTTCGCGACTGCCGCAAATGCATTTTGCATTGGGAGCAGAACGGAGTTAAAAATAAACGCTCCAGCTTCTGCCAAGGAACCGGCGACTATTCCCGCCGCTGCCCTTGCGCTTCCAGCATATCGAACGAATGCGCTTGCAAGGCCCAAAATAACAGGAGCAAGAAGTGCAGCAATTCCAAGCGGAACCGCAAATGCGGCAAGTGTTGCTATTTTACTTGCATTTGCCGCAATTGTAACAACGCCAAGTGCCGCTGCAAAAGCCAGCGCCGCCGGGGCGATGCTCTCCATGTTATTGGCCACCCAGTTAATAGCCGTCAGCAGCGGGTCAAGCGCCCGGACGGCGGTATTGCTTGCCACCGTCCAGACCTGCGCCCAGGTCATGGGGGTCTTTTCAAACTCCGCGTTCGTGTCCTTGGCCGCCGCAAACAGCGCGTTTTTCACAATGTCGGCAGTGATCTGTCCCTGAGAGCCCATCTCGCGCAGCTCACCCACGCTGACTTTCATATAGTCTGCAATGGACTTTGCAATGGCAGGAGCCTGCTCCATTACGCTGTTCAGCTCATCGCCGCGCAGCACGCCAGATGCAAGGCCCTGTTCCAGCTGGAGGATCGCGGCCTGCGCAGACGAACCGGACGCGCCGGAAAGGGCCAGCTGCTTGTTCAGCTGCTCTGCGAACTGCACGATCTCTTTAGAACTGTTGAACGCATCCCCGGCCATCGTGCCCAGCTGGGAGACCAGCCCCATCGTGTCGGTGAAGCTGCCCCGGGAGCGCTGGGCGGACTGGTAGATCATCGTTTCCAGCTCCTGCGTGGTCTGCAGACCGTCGTTCATTCGATCGAGCCGGGCACGCATGGAGACCAGACTGTCAGACAGGTCAACGGCCTTTTTCAGGCCCTGAATGCTGATATAGGACGCGGCCAGCCGGAGAACCGAAGATGTCAGGGAGTTGGTGACGCTTTGCGCCATATTTTCCTGCTCCTGCAGCCGCTTTGTAGCTGCTGCCGCCTCATCTTTGGCCGATGCCGCCACACTGGCAGCGTTTTCAGTTGCTTTCATGGATTGGGTCAGGGTCTGCTGCTGCGTTTCCAGCCCTCGGATGGTTGCACCCAATTTCTCGGTCTGGGCATCCAGCTTTTTGAACGCTTCTGTGTTCTGCTGCCCAGCGGCTACCATTTCTTCCTGCTGTGCCACATACGATTCAAACTTTGCATTCGCAGAGATCAGCTGCCGAGAAACGCTGTTTAGAACAGACTGATAGTTCCGGGCTGCGGTCTGTGCCGCTGTGGTAGAGCTTGACGCTCTCTGTGCGGCCTGAATGTATGCGCCAAAGGAAGAGGAAAACTGATCCTGAAGGACAAGCGTTTCCTGAATTTTAGCCATTTCGTCCCGCCTCCTTCATTCGCTGGGTCTCCTCTCTGCGCTTTTCCATGGAGCGCAAAGCAAAAGCCCTCACCAGCGCCTTTTCACGCACCGGCAGGGCATCGTACTTGCCCGGGGGCCAGTTGAGATTGACGAAGCAATAGTATGCGATGAGCACGTCAATATCCCATCTGTCCCCGGAGATCAGTTTTTTGCCTCTTCGTCCAGGCTCTTGTCAAAGCCGGAGAGCTTACTCACGGCATCGATCAGGCGGCCAAACTCACCGGCCAGAAGCATCTTGCCGGGAACCTGAACCGGGTCTTTGGTGCCGTATTTCTCACACAGCTCCGCGCTGCGGAAATCAGGGAAAACAGTAGCTTCCACGATGGTGCGGGCACTCAGCTCGTTGGCATCAATGGATTCATGCAACTGGCCGTTCACAATTTTCATCCGGGTGGATACCCTGATGATGGCAGCGTTCTCCTCCTGGGTCAGGGAGCGGATCTTAAAGGGGACAGGTTTGCCATCCTCGCCCAGAAAGCGCTTGGAGATGATGACTTCCTTTTCCTCGGTGGTGACGGTGGGGTTCAGAAATGCAGAAAGTGCGCTCATAAAAAATACCTCCTAAAATCAGTTGCTGCCCAGATTGGCAGGGTCTTTGAATGCTTCCAGACGCTTGACGCTTGTATAGCTGAAATTGAAATCGTAGTTCAGCATGGCTTCCTCGTCGTCCAGAATAGACAGCGGGATATCGCCGGTCAGTACGCAGCCATAGTAGCCCATTACCTGCGCGCCCACGCTGGACGTGGGGTCCTGGTTGGTGATGGTGATGTCAAACATGTCCTGCACGCCGTTTTCGATATAGTTCAGCACCATATCGGTAAACAGGTTGGAGCCGTTGGAGCCGAAATAGACGTTTCCGGTGCCGGTCTGAGTGACACCGTTTGCCTTTTTCTGCACCTTGCGGGTGCCGATGGTCTTCATGTCCGAAGTCTGGATGCCCGCGATGGTCTTGATGTTCCGCATACCTGCGGCTTCCAGAATGCGGCCGTTCCGGGTGATGGTGATCTTGCCCTCCGCACCGTTCAGGGTGTCCTGAGCCATTAAATAACTCATCTTTGTTCCTCCTTACGCCACATCCAGAGTGATATAGATCTTGTTGGTGCTGCCCACGGCCTCGATTGCCAGAGTGATGAGCACGGCATCCTTTGCCTCGCCCGCTTCCACAATGACATCGGTCTCGCCGTCAAAGTTCTGGATGCCGCCGGATGCCTGGATCTGATCCAGATATTTGACGATGGCGCTCTTGTACTGGCGGCGGCCGTCCTCGGTGTTGTCCACAATGCCCACATAGCTCTGGGCGAACTGCTTATACAGATCGTTGGCAATGGTGTTGCACAGCCGCATGGTGCGGTTGTAGCGGTACACCTCGCCGATCTCGCTGGTATAGGTGACCAGAGAGTTGATGTCATACTCCACCCGGACGGTGCCGTCATCGGCGTTGAAAACAAACTTTCCCGCATTGATGGCATCCACATACTGGCTGTGGGTCATCTTGGGAGAGATGTCCACCGCATTGGGAACGGCGGCATTCGTCAGGTCGTTGGCGTAGGTCGCGCCGGAAAGCGCACCGCCGACCCACCAGACGGCCTCCTTCGGGGTCAGGGTGGTGCCATCGTTCATCACCAGACCGCTGCACACGTTGACGATAAAGCGGGTGTCAGGGTTGGTGGCATTTGCTTCCACCAGCTGAGAGAAGCGGCCCACTTCGGTGTTCACGCGCTTGATAAAGGTCTCCATCGCGGTCTTTACGGTGGCATCCTCGCCGTCGTACAGCATGGAATCGAAGTTGTAGGGCTCAATGTTCGTCAGGTAGGTGCTGTATGCGGCAGAGTTCACCTCGCCGTCCTTGCCGCCGGAAAGCTGGGTGCCGACATTTGCAGCCAGAGTGCCCGTGCCGCTGAAATCCACCCAGGCATTGCCGGTCAGGTCTGCAACGGTCTTGCCAGTCTGCTGATCCTTCACCACACCGTCAACGACCGTGGAGACCTGGAAACTGCCCGCAGGTTCCGTCAGTGCAGTGACAATCACCACAATGTCATTGCCCCGGGAGCCGGGATATTTTGCGGTAGCCGTCAGCGGGGCGATAGCGCCGGTGGCCTTTGCGCTGTCCGCAGCGGCCGGGCGGTAAAGCAGCAGCTTGGTGGGTGCTGCGGTGCGGTTGGAGCCGCTGAAGATCATGGATGCAAAGCGATTGTGCGCGTCTGTGATGTCGTAGCCGGTATAGGGGGTCAGGTCATCTCCGGCGGCGATCTCCATCACCTTGCCAACGGGACCCCAGCTCATGGGTTCGCAGATCGTGACCTTGCCGCGGTCGCCAACGGTCAGATTCTGCTGGTTCTTGGATCGGAATTTGAAGTAAATGCCGGGCCGCACTTTGTTCTGTACAGTCCAGGTTCCGCCTGCTGCCATAGGGTGTCACTCCTTCCAAAATTCTTTCACAGCGGCCTCAGCCTCTGCGAGGGTGTAAAACGGTTTGTGTAAAACAACAGCCAGAAAATCCGGCTGATACCCCGCAAAACGCGGGTCTTTCAGCAGCACTTCCCGGCTGTATTGGGTATTGTCCTGTTTCATTGGTCTACCTTCTGGTTTACGGTCTGGGTCTGCATCTTCACTGCGTCCACGGGCTTTTCCACAAAGACACGCAGCTCAAACTTATAATGCAAGCCGTCATCGTCGATATCCGCGCTGCGCTCGTAGGCGTGCAGGAGCTTTTCCGCTTCTGTTCCATCGGAATAAGGGAATGTTTCCATGCAGAAATCGAGCGCCTCAGCGGCTTTGTTGTACTGCTGGCGCAGGTCTGTGAGGTTATAGTCCAGCAGATAGGTCAGGTCTAGCCGGATGGTGCGCAGCCAGCGCCCTCCGGGGTAAGGCTTGATATCACTGCCCCGCTGCTGGATAAACATGCAGGGCGGCTCTACGCCTTGCTGTGCAGGGTCTTCCAACATCTGCACGCCGGGCAGGAAGGGAGCCAGATACTCTGCCAGAGACCGGGCCAGCGTTGTAATGGTAAAGTTCATTTCAGCATCTCTCCCAGCTTGTTCACGGCTTTTTCTGTCTCTACTTTCACGGTGTGCTTGTATGCCTCAATCCCTGCATCGGACATGTGCAGGCCCTCAACGTAGGTCGTTTTCGTGCCAACCATCATGCCGACTTCGCCCCGGAGGCCCGGGTCGTATTCCAGCATTCCGGTATATTGGTCTGCGTGCAGACCCGGCACAAAGTGCTTGTCCATCCGGTGGCCGTCGTTGACGTAGGAGGCATAATTTGCATTATTACTCAGGTTCGTCACAAGTTCCCCGCCCAGAAGTCCATAAGGCTCTGTTCGGCTGTCAGTCGCCCAGCGCTGTTTCAGCTCTCCGGTGCGGGTATTGGTTCCGCTCAGGCCGTCCGTTGTGGGCGGGGTCTTATCCTGCGCCGCTTCCACGGCCCGGAGGGTGGCATTGCGGGCAGCGTCTGCGAGCATTTCGGGCAAAGCGGCCTGCGCCGCTTCCAGCTTCTTGATGTACTCCTGCAGGTTCATTTCACACGCTCCTGACTGAGAAGCGTGATCTCCTGGTGGGCCAGCCCGGGCAGAACCGCCCCGAAGGGCTCATAGTACAGGTCAGGTTCCCCGGCAAAATACCGGGTCTCCTGCAGCGCGTACCCCAGCCGCGCCCCTCTGTGGATCACTAGCTCATCACCGGGCTTGATATCCACATTGATATCGCAGGCCAGCTTGTCCGTTTTCTGGATATTGGCTGCTGTCTGGGTCATCGTCGGGGCCTTGTCCTGGCTGCGGTACACCCGGCACGGAACACCGGAGCGGACGACCTTCCGTTCCTTGCGGGTCAGATTTCCGTCCTTCACGGTTTCCGAGCGCCTGATCTCCATCAGGTCGGTATACCAGTCACTCCAGTTCATGGGTGCACCTCACATCACAAAAGTTCCGGCCGCACCGATAAAGCGGGCACGGTTTGCCAGCATCTGACCGTAGGTTGTGGCGTTCAGATCGCCCCAGTTCTCTGTTCCTGCGGTCAGGGCGCTGGTGTCGTAGGTCACGGAGCTGTCGCCCAACGTGGCAGACTTCACCACACCCACCAGAGCGCCGGACGCTGCCGCCTGCGCCGGGGTGGAGGTGCTCTCTGCATAGGTGCGCAGCTGCAAAGTGACGTAGTGGGCCACATAAAGACCCACGGCGTAATGCCAGCTGTCCAGCCATTTATCAGGCTGAATGCTGACGTTTGCCATTTTCACGATCTCTTCCAGCATCGCATCCGGCAGGTGGCAATTGCCGTCCGCGTCACAGAACTGCGGGTATTCCGCCTTGAACTGCTCCGGGGTGTAATTGCCCACGCTCTGCCCCAGATTTGCGGCCTGTGCAAGAATGCCCTGGAACTGCGGTTTCATCGTCCAGCACATGGGCAGCCTCTCAGTCTTTCTGCGGTTCGGCAGGCTTGTCCCAGTACACAGTCTTTTTCTTGCGGACGGGCTTGTCTGCAGCATCCTGTATGGCCTTGTCACTGCGGTTCGTGGGCACGATGTCACCATCGGCCGCCAGCGCCTTGAAATAGGCTGTCTCTGCCGCCCAGTCCGGCACTTCGACCAGCTGCTCCCGGTGGAGCGGGAAGGTCTGAGAGCCGTCTGCGCTGGGCAGGATGATGTTTGCTTTGGAAAGCACGAAAGCCATTTCTGCCACCTCCTGATCAGATGCCGTCCACGTACAGCATGGAGGTCTGATACATGAGCTGCACCTCGGATGCGTTTGCCATATAGGCGGTGTCGTAGCAGACATTGGTGACGTTGGGGGCGCTCATCACGCGGGACAGGGGCACCAGCTCGTCCGCCTTGACAAAGCGGCGGTTGTTGACGTACACCACCATGCGGTCGCCGCCGGAAGTACCAGCGCCCTTGACCCAGCGGGTGGGAACGATCTCCAGATCCACGCCGTGGTTTGCGGCCACGTTGTGCTTCTTCAGGAAGTCGTAGATGGTCTCAGTGCCCAGGTCGCTGACCATGGTGGTGGTGATGTAGCTGTACTGCTCGTAGGGGATCAGGATGTGGTTGGGAATACCGGCCTCGTCGTACTCGTTGGCAGCCCACACGGCAGTGATGGCATTGTTGATGTCCGTCAAAATCTGCTTGGGGGTCTTGTCCGCCCACTTGGCAGAGGAACCGGTGCCGGAAGTTGCGGCAGTGGTCTTGGTGACATCGGGATTGTTGACCAGGCCGGTGGTAGCGTACTCGTCAAAACCAACGTAGGTGTTCTGATCCATGTGCTTGTCATAAGCCAGACGGATGCCGTCCTGCAGCATCTGGTCAAGGCTGCGGCCAATGAAGTTTGCGCGCTGCATATCTACGAACATCACACGCAGAGCAGCGGCAAAGACATGGGCTTTGAATGCACCCTTGCTCACGCTGGCCTGCACCACAGGGATGCCGTTGGAACCGCCGCCGTTGACGGCAGAAGCACCGGAGCCGCCTGCCATACCGTAGGCCACGGACATGGCAGAGACGTAATCCACCCAGCCGCCGCCTACCTCGATGGGGATATCACGGGGATAGGTGACGCTGGTGAGGGGCTTGCGGATCAGCGGGTCACGCTTTTCAAGCTCGCTGGTAAGGAACGCATTGCCGCTCTGGATAGCAGCCGCGTCCATGGTGGGAGTACCGCCGGGCAGCGCAGCACCGGCGTTGTTTACGGTGAAAGTACCGGCATTGGTGGTGCCGACGTTCTGGAAGTTTGCCATAGTCTAAGCCCTCCTATCAGGCGTTTGCACGGGTGAGGATGACCAGTTCGGCCACGCCGTTGGCATCAGCCGCGCCGCCCCACTGGCAGTTGGTGAGTTTGACGGAGTTTCCGGCGGTCTTGTCGTCCGCTTCCGCCTCAAAGCCGCCGACCAGTGCGGTGGCATAGTCAGCGGTCTCGGCAATGCGGACGTAAACGTCACCGCCCAGAGCCGGGGTCCCGCGCTGGCACAGCACGTTGATGCTGCCGCGCTGGAACACGCTGCAGGCCTCGCCGGGGGCGTATTTGCCGCCGTTCTGGTCAGGATAGACCAGGGCGCTCTTGATTTCGCTGCCCGCAATGCCTGCGAACTGTTCGGCAGTAGTGCCGGTGCCGCCCATCACGATGACCTTGCCGTTGTCATACTTCAGGGCAGTGCCAAAAGGAATGCTTTCGGTGCCGCCAACGGGGCGGGTGTTGACGATCATATCCGGCTGACGGGCATAAGTGCCAGCAAAGCCGTGGGGCATTGTCTTGCCGATAATCTGAGTGTTCAGGGACATGGTTTAACCCTCCTTCTTCATGTGGGGATTGCGTTCGTTGTAAGCGAGCTGGGAAGCCTGGCACACCTGCTCATACTGGCTCTTACCGGATACGCTGGCGGCAGCGGCGGCGCTGTCCTGCGCAGCCTTTGCGATGGCATCCACGGAGCTGGTGCCCTTGACCTGCTCGATCAGGGTCTTGGACAGGGCATCACGGGTGGCCTTGTCCTGGACGCTGTTGATGATTGGGCGCATGGCTTTCAGCAGGGCCAGGCCGCTGTCATTGGCGGCAGGCTTTGCGCACTCGTCCTCGGAAGGAACAGTGGTGGAGCCGCTTTCGTCCTCGCCCTCTTCCTTCTTGTCAGACTTTTCGCCGGACATTTCAGCGATCACCTTGTCCAGGTTTTCCGGTTCTTTGTCCTCTGCCTTTTTGGTATTGGCAGCGATCAGCTGATCCAGCTTGCCGGAAAGGTTGGTCAGCGCGTCCAGAACTGCGGTGTTCTGGGTGTCAGCGGGCGCTGCGTTTTCAGCGGGGCCTGCATCCTGCGCCGGAACGGCGGGTGCTGCATCCTGCGCCGGAACGGCGGGTGCTGCATCCAGCGCTGCGGCAGCGGTCTCCACCATGCTGTCAAGCTCTTCGGGGGCCGCGTTCTTTGCCGCCAGACCGAACAGAGACAGCAAACTCTTGCTCTTGCTCATGTGTTTTACCTTGCCTTTCTCCGCCGGAAGTTCGGCGGCGCTATCTTTTATTGCGACATCACGGCCAGCGCGCCCACGGGGCACGATGGCGATGTGATTTCCTCTGATATGGGTCTGCCGATATCCTGCACCGTCTGCCTCGTACTGGCAGTAATAGCCGCAGGACACATCCCGCATGGCCCCGTTCTTGACCTCGGAGATCAGTGTGGGGTCCTTCAGGTACAGGTCTGCCACCAAATAATCACCTACTCGGCGAACATTCTCTGCGTGGCCTTTCGAGTAGGCGGCCTGATTTTCCTGCACGATCATCTCCGAGGGGTGGGTGTTGGTGACATCTTTGCCCTCAAAACTGGCAATTGCCGCCGGGTCAAACACATCTTCGGCGCTTCGTGTCACCTGAAGAACACGCTCCGGCATCCCGTCCAGCCCGATCTCCCGGGCCAGATAGTTCTGCGTGCCGGTACGGGCGATTTTGACATCGTGGCAAATTAAAAAGCCCTCCGGCGTTTCCGTCATGTGAGGGCTCAGTTTGCTTCCATAGTATGCAATCAATCGGCATCACCTCCGCTTCTGTATGCGTTCATCCATTTGTGATATTTTTCGTCATCTGCCAGCTTGTGCCGCTGGAAGGTTTCAAAGGTCTTGGGCACCTTGTCTCCCAAAGCCGTGCGGTAGTTTTCCCACTGGCGGTAATCCCGCAGCCACTTGGAGCGTCCCTGCTCCTTTTTGCGGTAGGCCTCGATCTGTGCCTTGGTACGCGGGTCCCGGCTGTAGGGATTTGTTGTGGGGTCAGAAAAGCGCCTGATCCGTTCCAGCTCTTTCTCCGTCCGCCCGGCGGGTGTCCATGGACGAAGGGCGTGCAGGCAGTTCGGGTGAATGTTCAACCAGCTGTTGGTCAGGTCATCCGGCCCGGCGGGGTCTACTTTGCCGAACGCATCCGAAAGCGGAGGGAAGTGCGGGTCTTTACCGCTCTTGCTGTATACCCGGCCCTCATACGGAGCGCAGAGGGCACAGGTTGTGCCGTGGGAGCTGATCTGATACAAATCCTGCCCCTCGTCCTGCGTCACCACAGACAGGATTTCAGCCTGGCGGGACGTGGTTCGGGAGACCATCGTTGCATAGGTGTGCAGGCTCCAATTCCGTCCCGCCTTGTCTGTGAACGCCGTCACGCCCTCCCGGCGCAGAGCATCCACAAAGGCGGGAACGCTCTGGTTCACACCCCTTCCCACAGCCTGCTGTGCCGCCACCTGCTCCAGACCGATACGCCTGTAAACGTCCGGCTCAGTCCGGCCCAGAAGGGCGCTTTGCAGAGTGGAAAGCACCGTCAAGTTCCCGTCCACCAGCTGGCCCATGAGGTTCATCGTGAGCTTCTGCACGATATCCGTCTGGGTGCTGGTAAGGCTTTGGGCGTTGGTGTAGCCGCGCAGGTGCTTTTCCGCGGTCTCGCCGGGAATCGCCCGGGCCTCCGGGTGATGGACGTAAAACTGCGCCTCGACCATGCGGGGCACATACTCCCATTCATCCGTTTCCAGCTTTCGGAGAATCTCCTGCACCCGTTCCAGCGCGGCCACGGCGTGATAGTCCACAAGCCCCCGGCTGCGCAGGCGGCCAATCTCGTTGATGATATCGGTCTCAGCCTTGATATAAAGCCGGATCAGGCGTTGCAGCTCCCGCTCAGGGGATGCACGTGCAAGGGTAGGCATGTATTATTCGCCCTCCTCGGTGTCTTCCTGCGTCTTTTCATCCACCAGCCCCGCCAGCGGGTCGCGCAGGGCGGTCACGTCCTGATAGGTTTGGCCCTGCTTTGCGGCAATCAGTTCGTCGGTCAGGGAGCCGAACAGGCCGGTCTCGTCCTCTAGTTTCTTGAGCTCGCGCATTGCCACATCTGCATCCAGAAGCCCTGCCTGAAACGCCGCAATGATGACATCGGTCTTTTCCTTGGCGATCGTCGCCGTCTCGCTGGCCGTGGGTGTCCACAGCGGCGGGAACGTTACATCAAGGTCGAGCTGCTCAATGCCTGCGCTGCGGGCCACTACAGGAAGCAGCTTGTCCAGAATGGGCCGCAGTTTGCTTTCCCGCAGGGTGTCCACGTAGTCATAGTAGTTCTTCAGGTCGCTTTCGCCGGTGGCGTTCATGCCCGCCGGGGAGCGGCCAAACAGCTTTGTCATGGGGTAGTGGGACGCACCGCACAAGTTCAGGCACATGCTCTCGTACACGTCTGACAAGCCTGTAAATGTGTACTGGGTGTTACTGATCTTGTTTCCTTGCTCCACCAGCTGCATCCCGAAACTGGAGCGCAGGACCTTCTGGGCCTGCATGGTGTTCCAGAAACGCCGCTGCACGTCCGGGCTGGACATGGAGAGCAGCTGCTCCAGCCCCTTTACCTCCATCGTGTTGACGTTCGCCTGGAAGGTCAAAGCAGCCATGTTGGCGCTGACGTTGTCGTGAGCCACCACTTCATTATAGAGCGCTTCCACTTCGGACTCGCCCCAGTAAAGCTCCGCCTGCCGTTCCAGATCGGGAAGCTCCCGGCCCACGAACCGCACAAGGCGGGAGTGATGGACACGGGCGGCAGTGTGCCCGGCGGCATCGTTGATGCTGTAATACTCCGGGACAAGCTCCCCGCCCTCAAAGGTCAGGCCTGCGTCCGGGCTGATTCCCTGCCAGCGGTCGAGGATGTACAACCCCCGGAAGCTGCCGGGAAGAATAGCCTCGGCATCCAGCGGGCGGGAAAGGTCCTCCTGCCCGTCAATAAGGATGAGCCCGGCGGCACCGCCATACAGGCGGCCCCATTTCAGGCCAGTGCTCACACGGTCCCGGAGCCGGGTGGAACGCTCCACGGTCTGGATTGCCTTTCCCTGCTCCGGTGTGGTGCTCTTGAGGTCGTACCACTCTCGCAGCATATCGTCCACGAGCAAGCCCACAACGTTCTGCACCACCCAGTTGCTGCGGTACAAGCTGTTCAGCAGGGCGTAATTGTCCGTCATCCGGGTCAGCGGGTATTCCGTTGCTTCCAGCGGGCTTTGTGAGCCGTACCCCAGCGAGAACAGCGGGTTGGAAAATGCGTCCAGCGTGGCCGTTATCGGTTTCTCTGTGCCCCCGGCGGGGCGGTTTTTGTTACGTCTGGACACGTTCGAACCTCCAATCAGGCAGTGAGTTGATATAGTAGCGCAGGGCATCCGGACCGTGGTCCTGCTGTTTGATGGGCTTTTCCACGCCCATGAGGGCGGCTTTATCATCCCACCGGTATGTGCCAAGTTCATCCAGCAGCCCCTCGCAGTCGGTGGAGATCAGCAGATCGCGGTGGGAAAGGAGCGTGCTGCACTTGCGGATGCCGTTCAGTACGTCGTTGTTTCCTTCTATCACATAAACGCCACGCTGGCGCAGAGCTGTGATAAAGGACGCTGCCGCCGGGTCAACGATGGCGGCACAGGGGTCTTTCCCCATAAACTCCATGAAGTCATCGGCATATTCTTCATCTGTTTTCTGCCTGTGCTCCTGGCGGCTGTCCCACCGGTATTCCCGATGCACCCGGACTTTCTCGCCGTCATCGTATACATCGAGGTAGACGGTCGGGTTGGTGGTGCCGTAGTCGCATGTAATGGTACGGGTGGAAAGGCTCTTGAATCCCACCGGTGCGTCCTGCGGGCGGTAGGTGTTGGCGGTGGTGTCCATCATATCGTAGATCAGGCCCTCGGCCATCACCCAGCGGCCCAGAATGTAGCGTTCATAGAACACGCCGCTGTACATGCTGCGGTAGCGTTCCCGTGTGCGCTCGTCCAGTGACGGGTTATCGTCCATCAAGAAGTGCAGATGCAGCGCCCGATGTTTTTTGGCCTGTAAGATCCACTCCTTGCGAAACCAATGCTCTGGGTTTTCCGGGTTGCAGTTGAACCAGAACTTGGCACCGGTGACAGAGCATCGGGCCAGCGCCTGCTCCACAAAGCTGCGGGGCATGAGCGCTACCTCGTCCAGAAGCACCCCGGCCAGCGTGATGCCCTGAATGAGCATGTAAGAACTTTCGTCCTTGCCGCCGAACAGATACACCATGTTCACCCTTCTGCCGCGCTGCACCGTGAGAACGTGGCCGCTGCGGTTGTAGGTGATCTGGAACTGCTGCTGCAAGTACCGGACAGACAGAAGTGGCTGAACAATGTTTCGTTCCACCGCACCCACGCTCTTGCCGCAAAATGCAAAGGAGCAATGGTTGAATTCTGCCATCATCCAGAGCACAAAGGACAGGGACATGATGGAGGTCTTGCCGGAACGTACCGCACCGTCACAGATCAGGGCATCGTAGTCTCTTTCATACGGGAAGGTCAGGATCTGTTTTTGCTTTGGGGAGAAGCTCATTTCTTAAACTCCTCCTTCAAGCTCTTGGTGATGGGGTCGTCCTCAATGGTCTGGCCGAATTCACCTTTATTGCCGCCATCGACGACAGCCCACTTTTCAGGCCGACGTTTTTTCAGATAGAAAATTTGCGCAGTTACGTTTGCCGGAACAACTACTTGCTCTTCCACATACTCTACGCGTTCTTCCTCAAGCCGCTTTTTTCCGTCAACCATGACCTTTTTTAACTTGATAGGTTTTTTTACAGTCACTGTGCGCGTTTTGCAGCTCTCAAACAGCTCGTTTTCTACGATGTAGTCTGCATTTTCCCGCCCTATTTTTAAAGAGTCGGAAATGTCGGAAAATCGGCTTTTCCACTCGTTCAAGGTATCACGGTGGATTCCCATATTCTGGGCTATCTGCTCCTGCGTCAGGCCGTCTCTTGCCCAGCCACGAAGCAGCGTCAGCCCTTCAGGCTCTAGCCACTGCTCATACTTACCTTTGCGGCCAATCTTAGCTCACCTCTTTTTCGAGAACAGCCTTTTCTCCAGTCAGGTCTTCCCATCGCTTTACAATGACATCGACGTACTTCGGATCATACTCCATCAAATAAGCTGTTCTTCCGTTCTGTTCGCAGGCGATCAACGTTGTCCCGCTTCCTCCAAACAGGTCAAGGACAATATTCCCGTTTTCTGTGTTGTTCTTGATTTGATAATCAAAAAGTGCAACCGGTTTCATGGTTGGGTGCAATTCGCTCTTAACCGGTCTGTCAAAATCAAGAACCGTTGTCTGTTTTCTGTCGCTTGTCCATAGATGTCCTGCGCCATCTTTCCATCCATACAGGCAAGGCTCATGCTTCCACTGGTAATCCTGCCGTCCAAGCACCATGCTGTTCTTCACCCAAATGAGCGTCTCCCGAATCTCCCATCCTGTCTGCTTGCACGCCTGTCGGAAAATAAGTCCTTTGCTGTCTGCGTGCCAAATGTAAAACACCGCACCAGGTCTCATCACGGCATCAGCTGCAGCGAATGCTTTTGACAGAAACTCCAAGAATTCATCTTCGGCCAACGAATCGTTTTGAATTCGCAGATTTTCACTTGTTTTACCGACATAGCTCACTCCGTAAGGCGGATCCGTAAGCAACATATCAGCCTGCGCCCCCCTATAAGGGTTTTGACGCTTTCTGCATTAGTACTGTCCCCGCACATAACGCGATGCCTGCCGCATTTCCAGATATCCCCCAGCTTTGCCTTGGGAGGTTTGGATTCATCAACTTCGGGAGCCTCGTCCTCGTCGGCCTGCGTCTCTTTGCTTGCATCTGCAGGAAGGTCGAAATCAAAGTCAAAGTCACCAAAGTCCACTTCTGCCAGTTCCTGTTCGAGTTTTCCGAAATCCCACCCAGACATTTCACCGGTCTTGTTTGCGAGGATACGGTATTTCTGTTTCTGCTCTTCCGTCAGACCGGTGTAGCGCACCACGTCGGCCATGTCCACATGGAGCTGCATCAGAGCAAGACGGCGAGTGTGTCCGCTGAGGATGACGTTGTTCTCGTCCACCTCAATGGGGTCAAGCGCGGTACACTGCCGCATACTTTCCGCGCAGGCGTTCACAGCTTCCGGGGAGATCACGCGCGGGTTGTTCTCATACGGAACAAGATCTTCGACCGGTAATTTCAGCAGCTCTTTCTGAATCATGTTATTCTCCTTCCGTGCAAAATAAAAAGCCCGAAATTGCTCAAGCTAAATCTCAAGCTATTTCAAGCTAAAAATCACGGTAGCCGTCAGCCGGATTTGAACCGGCACCCACAGGCCCCCGCCGGGGCATAGTTAAGTGCCTCGGATGTATCGGGTTGTAAAAGCCATGTGGTGTCACCAGCGTTGTCCCGCCTTAAATGGGCGGCGCTCTTCCAGTTGAGCTATGACGGCATATAAGCAGCAACGCCGTTATCTGCTTTTACCGGACAGTAAGACGTTGCCGCTGCATCTGGAACTTTTGCGGCCAGATGCCCCGCTACTCTCTGCATGCCGTCCCCCGGTCATGCAAAGTCTGGCACTCCAGGCAGGGCTCGAACCTGCAACCTGCGGTTTTGGAGACCGCTGCTCTACCACTTGAGCTGCCGGAGTATAAAAAGCCGCCCTTGGAATCGAACCAGCCGTGCCTACACACACGCACCGCGCTCCACATTGCGCTCAGGCGGCCATATAGCAAATAAAAACAGCCCACGGTTCGCCGCCGGGGCTGCTTGAGTTGACGCACATCCTGCGGGGCATGCTGGCCCGCTCGGATTTCCGGTGCTGCTGTTCACGGGCGGAGGTTTCAGGGCGTGGGCAAGATTTCAGGAATTCCACACCCACCCGCACACCGGTGGTGAATCACTCCATGCGTCAGACTTGCCGCGTTACAGACTTTACGGCGTTCGGTGCGAGATTGCAGACTTGAACTGCGCCTAAACCTCCATGGTCGGTCTGGACACCATTTCTCGCATAGAAGCAGCCCGCAAAGCACGGTGTCAAAGCGAAAAAGCGTTAAGCGGCATGAACGAAAGGAGAATCCGTACGGGGCCGCGCTTTGGAAGCTGCTGAGAAGCGGCGCACCGCTTTGCGCGGTTCCACTTATGCCATGATACAGGAAGTTAGCACAAATGTCGATTCAAACGGCACAAAACAAGTGTCAAAATAATGTGCGTTTTATTGGTCAGTTTGGATATTTTCCCAAATTTCAGCAAGTGCCTCCATCCCCTCCCGGATATAGACGGAAACGGCATTGACGTTTTTAAAACTAACGCTCTCCGCGATTTTGCGTTGGCACAGGTTCTGGACGTAATAATCATAGATGCAGTCAGCTTGTTTACGAGCACGTGCAGACCCACTCAGGCAGTAGGCCCGCCGGGCAGCTTCGATGCGCAGTTCACAGAGATCAAGCTCCATCTGCTTGAGGTTCCGTTCTTCTGTGTCGATTCTCTCCACGGCAAATCCCACCTTGTCACCGGCTCCACCGCCCATCGGCATCCCGCTCATGCTCTGGGTGCACTTTTCAGCAGTGTCCCGGATGCGCTGGATCTTCTGCTTCTGGGCCTCGACCTGCTCCGCCAGATCTCTGCACTGCTGGAACCACGCCTTGACGGTGCGGTAGTCCGGCAGTTCCGGCTCGTTGGTGTCAGGTGTCCAGGTTTGGATCATGTTATCAACCTCCCAGCATCGGGTCAGGGCATTCCCAATAATAGTCATCATATTGAATTTCTCGGTCAATTGTTGTTTCTCCGTCGACAACTTCGATTTCCTGGTTAAACTCCATACCGCACTCATACCCGTAAAACCTGAAATCGAGACCATACTTTTTTGACAATTCTTCATACGGTTCAGATTCCAGTGCCCAGGCGGCTTTTACGGGTAAGACGATAATGTCTTTCCCATCTTTTGCTCCAAAAGAGAAATCATTTTCATACTTCTCGACAAAATTTCGTCTGGTTCCTGCGATATAGGCATCTCGCTTTACGACAATATGAAGTTCGTCAAGCTCTGCATCATAGGCAATGGATACGCCGTTTACGTCTTTCTTAAAAATAAGAGCTTCGTAAAGAGGTTTTCCTTTTTCAACGTCTGGTTCCATTACTGCGACACATTCGGAAAACCACTTCATAATGTTTTCTTTCTTGCCACGGACTTTAAGTTTGCCTTCACACCAGTTCGGCATGATTCATTCCTCCATTTCTTCGATTTCGTCGCCCCACGCATCCCAACCAGGAACACGTTGACGGGCAAAAAGTTCTATTCTAGGGACATCTCCCAGCAATTCAACGATTCTGTGTCTTGTTTCGTCCGGCTTTACGCTGTGTGCCTGTATCGGCGATTCGATCACCTGATGCACCGAATGGCTTTTGACCATTTCTTTAGCCTTGAATCCCGGCGTTACTCCCAGCAAGCACACCTCAGCATTTGCGCGAGTGTATGCTCCCATGCCGTAAAAATTTCCGCCCGATTTATATTTCTTGATCCAAACGAAGGCGGCGGTTTTATAAGCAAATCCCCATGCTTCCATTACCCGAAGTGCATCCGGGACGGTTGGAAACGTGGCCCACATGAACAGGGCGCAGCCCCCCCCCCTGCAAGCTGACGAACCGGCAACGCGCAGATGCTATCAACATCCATTGTGCGATAGTGCTGTTCTGCGTTTCCTCGGCTTTTTGGTCCGGTTCCGTGCTGGCGGTAGCTCCATGGCGGGTCTGCATATATGACGGAGTACTTTTTGTTTGGAAAGTCCATATCATCCATCCATTTCTTCGATCCAGATCTCTGCTCTGGGGTTTTTCTTGTCGTAATCCACCCGGCTGCCATCGTGGGCGGCAACGATTTGGCTGTTATCGTCCGCCAGAACCTTGGCCTTCACCAGAATGTCGCAAGTCGCCTCTATGAGATTTGCAAGGTCAACCTTGCGCCGGGTGGCCATGTAGTACACACACCGCACGTTCACGCGGGCTGTGATGGGGTTGTAAGGCCGCTTGATCTGCCACATGCACTTTTCCTGATACTGCATGAATGCCTCGCTGGGGGCCACAATGCGGCGGTTTGCGTGGGCCTTGAGGATGCGGGCGGAGTTTTTCTTTGTGCGGGGGTCGCCGTAAAGGGTTAATTTCATCTGCCGTCCTCCACATAAAACCAGCTCTGCGGTGGATCGCATACGTCTTTAAGTCCGCCGCCGCGCCTGTCCAGCCTCTTTGCTTGGAAATTTTTAAGCTTGACAGGCTCATCATAAATTTTCAGGTCGGAAATGTTCCAGCCATACAAGTCTTTCAAATCCGCATAACTCATCCCGGACTTCCATCCGGCATAGTCTTTGACTTGCGGTACTGTGAGACAGCTTCCAGAAATTGCAGATTCGATATCTTCTTTGACGACACAGTATTCAGGGCCAATGCGTCGGATGTCATCGCAAATGAACTCTCCGATAACGCGCTCGTCCAGCTGCTGCCAGCCGTTCCCGTGAACTCGGGCCCAAAACGTTCTCGCTTTAGTGCACCAAATATAGACCTTGAATGGTGTCTGGAGACGGGGGCAGGTTTTCCGCAGTTCGACAGTCTTTTTGCGCCGAATGATGAGGTCGCACCATTCCGTCCGGATGCTCATCAAGATAGCTTTCATTTTTTTATCATCCCTTCCATTGCCAGCTGCTCGCACTGCTTTTCAGCTTCCCGGCGCTGCTGGTCATACTCAAACAGCATGTCAGCGTACTCGCTGCCCACCCTGCGGATGGCTGTTTCCAGCATTTCCGTCACAAGGTCTGTGTACTTGTCCGAGCCCTTGCGGCTGTTCCTTGCAGTTTCCCGGGCTTCCCACAGGTCGGTAAGTTTTTCTCGCTTGTCAGCTGTGATCTCGCCGTAGCCGTAGGCATCCTGGATCTGTTCCATGCTTTCCCAGCCTTCCAGCTCAGCAAAGGGGGCAGCTTCAGCCTTTGCCATGCTGCGGGCTTTGGTCTTTTTCTTGACGTACCGGGTCAGACCGTCCTGCATCACGGCGCGGGCATCGTCCATCGCCTTGCGGACAGCCTTGACCTCCCGCTCTTTCTTGAGCTGCCCGGGCTGGTTGGCCCACTCGGCCATCAGTTCAGATTTGGTTTTTGGTTTCATGTTCTTCCTCCGTTTTGACAGCTTCCCGAACGCGCAGTCTGGCAAGCTCAGTTTTCGCATACCACAGCTGCCAGTTACCAAACCATCCCTTGTGGAGCAGTTTCCCGCCGTAATAAACAAGTTCCTGCTCCATCAGGTGGTCGAGCGAAACGATATATGCGCCGGGCTTGTACTTCTTGCTCATCTGCTCACCTCCTGAAATAAGCTTGTCTGTTCTGACACCGGCATGATGTACTCCGCCCACGGCCTGCGCAACGGTTTACGGCACCAGAGCATTTTCTCCTCGTTCTCGGTCATGTGCTTTGCAAGCCGGGCGGCTTCCTCCGGGGTATAAAACAGCCTGCGCCCGATGTCGCTCAGTGGGTAGGAAAACGGTGTCAGGTACCCGCCCGCATTCTTTCCCGTCAGCCTGATCTCGGTGTAGCCTCCCTGAAAATAGTCGGTCACCCGGGCTTCGCGGATCACGTATTCCATCAGCGGCCCCGCGTGGGTCTTTTCGTAGTACAGATGTTCCAGCACATGCCACATGGGCGTGCCGATGGGCGGTTTCTGGGTTCTCATCCGGTATCACCCCCATTGTTCGGACATAGCCTTTGCAACGCCCGAAAAAGTCTTTGCTCGGTTCCTTGCACGATCAGTGGTAAACATTCCCTTGTGATACTCACCGTGCTTGTGCGAATAGGAGCCTGACGGGCACCATGTGGCCACAGGCTCCACAATATCGGTCGGGAACAGTGGCGGCAGAGCCTTCAGCCAAAGGCAAGTTTTCTTGCTGTATGGGTGTCCATACTCATACGGTTGCACAGCTTGCGTATACGGTGGCAGACAGAAAACCTTACTCGGCACGGGATTTTCCACGCAGATTCTCGGCACATCTGCCCACCAGAACCGCATAAACAGGTCACGGCCCTGAATGCCCAGCATCACGCGGTCAGCTTGAAGCTGGTGCCCTTTCCAGAGATGCCGTGCGCCGGCATTGCTCAGGTATGTGCAGGGCGGGTGCGCAATGAGCAAGTCCCAAGCATCAATGTAATGCCCTTTATCATCCATCGTCTCAATTTGCCCCCCCCCTCAGGGGCAACAGAGCATCGCCAAGGATGTGCCATTCAGGATGCCCGCCGGACGGCTCGATCAGGTCGCACGAGTAGGCTTCATGCCCACGAGCCCGGAACGCTTTGCATACTTCCTGTGATTCCTCACAGGCGATAAGCACTTTCATCTGTCCGCTCCTCCGTTCGCTCCCATGTACTTCTTGCGGCCCCGCTCCCGGTGGCGGTCCTCGTGGTCGTAGTGGTAGACCTTGCCTGTGTCCAGCATCTCTCGGGTGTAAGCGGCTTCTGCGCCGCGCTGGCGCTTGAACTCGGCGTATTTAAGGCAGCTGTCGTGGCATACCGGGTGCCGTGCGGGGCAGTCTTTACACGGAGTTATCATCATTTTTTGCATACCTCCGTCCTCACAGGTTCAAACTCATCAAACTCGGGGTAGAAGGCCCAAGCCCTGGAGACGGCGATATGTTCCGCCTCTCCGGGGTTCTTCGCTTCCACGATCCAGCAGTGGAGATCTGTGCCGCCCTCGTTTCGGCACTCCACTAAAACCCTGAACTTACCCATTGACTGCCTCCAATCTAGCTGGGTCAGACGTGCCGCGCAGCCGGGCGGCCTCCCTCGGCGTTGTCGTAATGTCCTCCCGCGACTGTTTGAGGAACTCCACTCGCCGGTACGTCAGGTCCGGGGTCATGGCCAGCTCCTTCAGGCCGCCCACGCTCCCGGCGTAAGTTTTGGCCGCCGGGGGGAGGCTGTCGTACAACACTTGCAGCTCTTCCGTGCCATCGCTACGGATAAGCCCGCCCTTCTCGTCAATGCCGGTCACCATCGGGAAGTTTTTCCAGCTCATGTATTTCTGTGCCTTGCGGGCTGCATCCGCCAGCGCCTCCCACTCTGCATCCGGGTTGATACACTGGGAAAGCTGCTTGTAGATATCTGCCACCGTGATTGGATAGACGCAGACGCGATTCGCTGCGAGAAACGCCCGCTTCACCACTTCGCCGGGATAATCCCGGAACTGATACGTCCACACGTCAAGGGTGGTTTCCATTTCCTCATCCGTGAGGGGTTTGCTGCCCAGCTTGTACAGCGTGAAGTTCATCCGTATCAGCTGGGCCGTTTCTTCTTTCGTCATTGCTCAAACCCTCTTTTTCTGTCCATGTTTGCCAGCACTCTGGTCAGCTGATCGTCCACGCTCTCGGTGGGCTTTCTTCCACCGGTAGCGCTGCCGGGCCGTGCCTGCTGTTGGCGGCTCTGGTACTGCTCATCGCTTGCAGCTACATCGCCAACCGTCTGAACACCTTCGCGTTGCCAACTGGCTAAGATTCCGTTTATGTAGGCCCACGACCGTTTATTTGCTTCCGCTGCCCGGTCAATTGCCAGCAAGATCAAGTCTGTGCCGAAAGCCTGCCGCCAGCTTTGCAGCTTTTCCAGCGCTGAACGCGGAAAGCTGCCTGCAACTTCCTCGTACCGCTGAATAATCTGGTCGAGGTCTGCATCAGCTGCCGGGGCTTTCTCTTTGCTGTTATTTAAGCTATCTCTATTAGGATAGATAACAGTTTCAGTAATAGGTTCAGTTACAGTAGCAGTTACAGATACAGTTGTATCTATACTGTACCGATACTGTATAGATAGGGTATCTGCGCAGTATTTTCTGAACGCATCACTCTTGATGTTTTGCAGCGAATACTCAACGCCCTTCAGGCATTTGGGTGATTTCGACCAGTTGTATTTGTGCCAGTTAAGAAGCAATATCTCTTTCGTTGCCTTGTCATAGCGGATAACGTTGTGAACAGTTTCCATTCGGTGGATAAGTCGGTCTACGGTCTCTTCGTTGTATCCAAGCTCTCTGCTCGCTTGCCGCTTGCCAAGCTCATAGCATCCGCTCAAAGTGGTGTGCGGATTAGTGAGAAGGTAGAGATAAAAGTATTTATCTTCCGGGGTGAAGTCATCGTCCACCTTCGGGTCTAACCAAAAGTTCGGCGAAACGCAACGAAAAATTGCCATCTGCTCACCTCCTTTCTCTCAACAGTGAATCAGAACGGCAAGTCGTCCGTGTCCGAAATCGGGCGGTCATCGCCGTTGTAATCGGGCGCTGCCGCCGGGGTGGGTTGTTTTACCGTTTCATCCGGAAAAGCCGTTTGCGCCGGTTCTGCGCCGGGGTCAAAGGGCGTTTCGTCCTCCACCGGCGCAAAGTCATCGGTTCCGGCCTGTTCGGTCGGCTGCATCATGTCGATTGCCATCTGCACCCAGCTGGCATTGACAAGGCCTCCGACCACAACGCCCTCGGCATCGAGATTCCAATAGGTCTTTCCGTTGGATTCGTGGCTTTTCAGCTCCCGACCAAACGCCACGACAAAATCTCCCTTGTGCAGCAGTCCGTCCCAGCGGTCCAAATCGCGCCAGATGCAGCACTCCACGAAAACGCTGTTCCACTTGCCGGAATCATCCTTGACGCTGTGCGTCTTGACACTCATGCTCAAGAACTGGTTTCCAGTCCGCGTTTCCTTGATTTCCGGGTCGCGGGCCAGCGCTCCGGCCACCATTGCACCAGTGCTCGTCTTGATAATCATTCGCCATCACCGCCAAACGGATCATCGTTGGTGTCGGTGGTTTCGACTGCCAACGGTTCGGGCTGTTCTTTTTTCGGCTTCAGTTTGCGGGGCTGCATAGCGCCGATTTCGGGCTGCTCGTTCTCGACCTCGCGGCAGGATGCTTCTGCATCTACCGGAACCTCGCTCTCATCGTAGAGGCTGCCAAACGTGGCCGGGAAGGATTCGCGCAGCGCGTGGACGAGGGCCACCTTACGAATCATCGTTGCAGGCTTCGTTACCCACAGGGATTTCTTGGTGTCGTATTCGCTCAGCTTCACTTCTTCGTAGAAGGGGCGGCTGCGGTCCTTACGGTAGGCTTTAGCCCAGCCGCCGACCAGCTTCTCGTCCTCGTAGACGATGGATCCTTCGCGGTGAATAATCTCGCCAACTTCCGGCACGAGCACGATAACACCAGCTTCAAATCCGTCATACTGCGGGTGACGCTCGGCCATCTTCATATAGCAGGTCTTGCCCAGCACGATGGTGGACGCGCTGTCGCCGTTCTTATTGTCGTAGTGGATAAGATATGCCTCTTTGGTAAAGGGGTTGAGGTGGTACTGCTTGCAGGTCTCCAAGAAGATGCGGCACTCTGCGAAGGTCGCATCTTTGCAGATGAAGTTCCGCACATCGTCAAAGGTGACGGTCAGATGCTGGCCGTCCATGCTCTCGATTTCGACCGGCTTAGATTCTGCGACCGGCTGCATCGCTTCGCTCTGCTTGACCTGAGCAGCGAAGGAGCGGCTCTGAACTGTGGTAGTGGTATTCGGCGCAGCAGCGCCAGCGCGTGAAGTGAAACCCATTTTTGTTACCTCCTAGAATGTTGAAGATTATTTGATGCTGCCGAAATCGAACCCGCGTTCTTTGGCAGCGCTTCGGAACCATGCAATGTCTTCTTTGGTGAACTCAACCCAGATGTAATAGCGCTTGCGGGAGGAAGCCTCCTGCGCAGCGGTGAAGCTCTGCATCGCCTCCATGTCCAGACGGCCCTCCGGCGTGATGAATGCGGCGGCTTGCGTTGCTGCGGTGGCTTACGCCCGCATCTCGCGTTCTTCTGCGGTCGGGGGAACAATTACCGGAGCAGCAGCCCGCGCCCGCTCTGCCGCTTCTCTGGCGGTCTCTGCGTCCCTCTGTGCTGCGCGGGACTTCTCGCGGCGGGTATGCTCGCGGACAGCCTCGTTCACGCTCAGGTTGCGCAGGTATTCGGTGGTGCAGGGTTCGACATCCTCTCCGCAGTTCTCGCGGATAAAGTCGAGGTCGCTGCGGATGTTCTCGATGGACTGGCACAGGGACTTTTTTGCTTCTGTAATGGCGAACGTCTTGTTCAGCCAGCGGTTGTCCAACAGGCGTTCAAACGGAATGAGAGCTTCCAACTCGCCGATGTTGTCCCGGTAGATCAGGCGCAGGGTAGAAGCCTTTTCTTCCTTTTCGGCGGCCTCCACAGCCTTGACCTGTGCGTCAATCGCTCCGGAAATCTCCTTGCATTTGCCTTGCATCTCCTTGATGCTCTGCTGGAAATCTTCTAGCGGCTTCATGTAGAGCTTCTTCGCTGCCGTGGCAGCAGCTCCAAGCTGCTTATCCCAGCCGTTGACCTTTGCCCGGTCCTCCTTGGCGCTCTTGATGCTCTCCGGGGTGTAGACCCGGCCTTTGTAGGCCGCCAGCATCTCGTCAAGGTTCCGTTCAACCTCGTCCTTGTTCCAGCTCATGGCCGGAATTGCCGGGCGTTCCACCCGGACGGTCAATTCATTCTCCATCTGTAAAAACCTCCGATTTTGTGATATCATCGGGGTGATGGGGCTTTCAAATTCCATCAACCCTTGCAGCCTGTCGGTGTTGGCGCACCGGCGGGCTTTTTTTCATGCGTCCCTCCGGTTCTGCCGGTACTCCGGCTCCTCGGTGCGGGCGTGGGTTCGGTCAATGCGGCCATAACGGCGGGCGTTCTGCTCACGATCCTGGGCGGCAAAGCCCAGCCGCAGGAACATCACCGCTGCCAGCACCAGGCACAGGGCCGTGGCAAACTGGCCGTCGGAGATGGTGCTGCCCGTCTGTGCACTGCCCTCGATGCCCATGCCGTACAGCATACTTGCGATACTGCTGGCAGCGGCCAGCCAGTACCAGACGCAGGATTTAATCTTCATTGGGTGATTCCTCCATTCTGTCCATGAGGTCTGCTGCAGTAGTCGCTATGCTGATCAATGCTTCCGGATTTCTTTGATCCATGCAAATCCCGGCAATCAGTGCGGCGCAAAGGGCTTTCTGCTCCATCTCTGTACCGCAAGCATAAATCTTGGGGTTTCCATCCTTCCCCACCTGGATTTTTAACTGAGCGTTCGGGCTGATCTTCATATTTCCATTTCCTCCTTGTAGTTCTCATACGGGCGGACGATCTTGCGTCCGTGCCGGTGCATATAATCGATAAAACCGTCGATGTAGATCGTTGCCTGCCGCCGTTTGGTATCTTCCCGGGGGACTACCCACCCGTCATACTCGCCGTGTGCAACATTATTCCAGAACTTGCTCGGGCTCATCGGAACAAGGTTTGCCCGGAACATCTCGCAGCACTCTGCAACGCCTTTCATTGTGATCCTTTCGCTCATGCCGCTGTCTCCTTCCTTAGAACATGCTGGTCTGGCCGTTGGACTGCTGGATCAGCATCACGGTGTTGGTGCTGGGCTTCCAGCGCTGGATGTACTCCACCGCCTCGTCAAAGCGCTTGCGGGGAATGTTGTTTCTACTGCTGACCCGGAACCACATCTGGATGTCCTTGTTGATCTCGCAGTAAACCATGCCCCGTACATGGGAATCGCCGTAGGCCGGGGCGTTCTTGCCGCCCAAAGCTTCCACAACAACGTGGTTCACGGCATTCTTGAGGGAAAGCTGCTGGTCATAGTCCACAACCATGTTGTTTTCCAGCGCCGTGATCCGCTGCTCCTGCCTCTGGGTGCGGTCGTGCAGCAGGAACAGCGCCTGCAGCTCCTTGCTGAGCTTGGGCATCTGCGGAGTGGCCAGCTTCTTCTCCATTGCGTTGAACGCCTGGATGTACTTCAGCTTCCACTCCAGCGCCGCCTTGCCGGTAAAGCCCATCACCAGCAGGCTGAAACCGTCCCGGTTCATCAGGTAGGTGCGCTGGGGTCTGCCGTAGCTGTCCGGCGTTTCGGTCTCAAAAAACATCTCCCCAAAATTGGGGACATCTTTTTTGATTGTGTCAATGTCACGAATCACATGATCGTGGCGCTTTTCGAAGTTCTCAGCGATCTGGCGGCTGGATGCAACCGGCTCGCCGTTCTGGGTAGATAAGATAATGTCTGTCATTCGGTCTTCCCTCCTTCTTCTTCCACCAGCAGCTTGTCCACGGATACCTTAAAGTATCGGGCCACCTTCATCAGTTGGCTGATACTGGGGCCGTAGACGCTGCGCTCCCACTTGCCAATTGCGCCGTTGCTCAGGCCCGCTACCTCTTCCAGATCGGTACGGCTCAGTCCGTGCAGCTTGCAAAACTGGTCAATTTTTGAAACATTCACTAGCAATTCTCCTTTCCGGGCTTGAAAATCACTAGAAAATATGCTACTATGTACTTGCGAGGTACAAATTGAATAAAATCTAGCGTCTGCCCGATATAATAATGTCAGGGGCTTTTGGTTTTGTTTGCTCCTTACGCTCTCTATTATATAGCCTAATTTTCTAGTTGTCAATAGAAAATTAGGCTATCGGAGGAATTTTTTATGCGTTCTTTGCCGGAGTTGGTAGAATTTATCCGTGTATCGTGCAAATCTCAAAATAGTTCTATTACAAAAATGGAAAAAGATTTGAAATTTGCAAACGGAACGGTAGGAAAATGGGCTAATGGCAAGCGTTATCCGCCTAAGGACAAGCTATTACTTGTAGCTGATTTTTTGAAAATTTCTATTGAAGAGCTTATGGGCGAAGCTCCGGAGCAAAAAGAAAAGCCCCGCACCGCCGGAGAGATAGATTTGAGTGGTCTATCTCCAGAGGATGCCGAGCTTATAAGAAAAATTATGGCCGCTTCGGATGCAAAGAAGAATGCGATCCGGGCGCTGCTGTGATTTAGCTGTTTAAAATATCGAGGACTTTCTGACGAAATGCAGGGTCACTCTTTAGCTTTTCGATGATCTTTTTGATTTCGTCCGGGCTGAACTGTGATTCCTGCATTTTGTTTTCCTCCTTTAGAAATATAGATGTACGAGGTGTTAGAATTGAAATTCAAACACAAGGGATGTGCCATTGCGAGCGGGTTTGTTTCTCTTTTATTGCTATCACAAGTGCAATTTCATAAAGAAGATTCCCTGTTCAGTATCATCTGGTCATCTCTCATTGTCTTTCTGGTATTTTTTTCTTTGTCCTATCTGTTCAGTCGCCTTCTGGTCTTGTCGTTCAGAAAGAAACGCAGCAAACTATTGAAGCGGTCTGAGGTGGACTATGACATGTCAGAAACCAATAAGTCCCAAGCAGATGCCATATATACACTCAAAGACGCGCCTGTTCTTTGGAAAAGCAGTGTATCCGCATTAAAGAATGCCTTAACGCCAGAAGATTTCTTTCGGCTGTATGATGATCTCGTAGATTACGCAAAAGAAATCTTAGAAGCGGATTCCGTTTGGCTTTCTTTCAAGGATTCTTCGGTTATTTCTAAAGAAAGCAGAGAAAACATTGCTGACGTTGCAAACGGAGGCTGCTTTGAAGATGAATTGACTGCGTTTATTGAACGGTCTTATAAATTGGCAAAAGCTAAAATCGAATCGAAAGAGACTGCTTCAGATAAAAGGAACGCCGCAAGAGCGTGGCATACCAGTTTTGACCCTTACTTGTCCAGAATTCCAGAAAAAGAGATTCATCTTCTCCATGAAAAGTACGGCGAACTTATCATGCTTGCCGATACATCAAATCTTTGTTCTCTGTGAGGTTAAAATGTCATTATTTGGAATAAAAGAAAAACAAGAACTTGAGGCCCTTCGTTCCGAGAATCAGAGCGTTACAGAAAAGAACGCTGCGCTTGAACAAGAACTGGAAGAGCTCAAAAAGCAGAACGGCGCTCTTTCTGCAACAGTGGATTCTTTCCCTAAAAACCTTCCTTCATATAATGATATTCAGGAAGAAATCAAGAAAAGAACCGCTTATCTTGCTGGGTTAAAGGCTACGATTTCAGATACAGAAGATAAGCTAAAGGCGGCAAAACGAAGTCTTATCGAAGTCTCCGATGCCGTTCAGCTTCAGGATTTTGGCCTGTATACTCCGCACTACAATCTAATGCATGCGGATGAGTATAAGGCTAAAATGATGGAGATCAGAGCCTTGCAGAAGGATATGGTTCGCAATGGCTCTGCCGTCACCGGCTCGCAGACCTGGACGGTCAACGGAAACGCTTCCAAGGGAAAAAAGATGGTGGCCGACATGCAGAAGCTGCTTCTGCGGGCGTTCAACGCTGAATGTGATGACGTGATCGAGCACGTCAAATACAACAACGTGGAAACCGCAGAAAAGCGCATCACATCCTCTCAGGAGGCAATCACAAAGCTGGGCACGATCATGGGGGTCTCCATTGTCCCTTCCTACTACCGGCTGAAGCTGGAAGAACTTTATCTCGCTTTTGAGTACGCCCAGAAAAAGCAGGAAGAAAAAGAAGAGCAGAGGGAAGCCAGAGCCCAGATGCGGGAAGAGGCCAAGCTTGCAAGAGAAATTGAAGAGGCTCGGAAAAAGCTCGAAAAAGAGCAGCAGCACTATAATAATGCTCTTGCAAAGGTAAACGCCCAGCTGGATGCCGCTTCCGAAGAGGATCGAGCCGCCATCGAAGAAAAGAAGAGCATCATCGAGAGCCAGCTCCAGAAGATCGACAAGGAGTTCGCAGACGTGGATTACCGTCAGGCAAATCAGCGTGCCGGATATGTATACATCATTTCGAACATCGGAGCATTCGGAGAGAATGTGTACAAAATCGGAATGACCCGGCGGCTCGACCCTCAAGATCGCGTGGACGAATTGGGAGACGCTTCCGTTCCGTTCAATTTCGATGTTCACGCAATGATCTTTTCTGACGATGCGCCGAAACTGGAAGCCGCCCTGCACAACGCATTTGCGGACAGGAAGCTGAACTTTGTCAACCAGCGGCGGGAGTTCTTTAATGTAACGCTTGAAGAAATCAAAAAAGTTGTGAAAGAAAACTTTGATAAATCCGTTGAGTTCGTCGAACTTGCTCCCGCACAGCAATACCGTGAATCCATTCTGCTTCGGAAGAAAGTACAACAGCAAGATAGCTAATTTTCTACCACAAATGCATTATACGTCTTTCAGTTGTAATATTCAATAGATATCACGAAATAAATTTGATTTTTCTGAAAATAGTTAGATTTTCACTTGAAGTCGTCCAGCCGCTGCATCTTCTGCAGCAGCTCCCCGGCAAGCTCCCCGCCGGGGCAGCTTGCGGCATCCAGCAAGCGCCGGACACTTTCCGCCTTGCGGACCACATAGAAGCGGGCTCGGGTCTGACACTCGGGCAGCATATCCTCATAGCACGCCAGGGCGGCGCGGATGTGGGTGCAAAAGCTCTGCATCTTGTCCATAGATCATTCCTCCCAGGGCTTTGGAGTGGGCCGCGTGCCGGTGAGCACGCTGGCGGGCATTCCGTCAATAATGGTCATATCGGGGTCCATGCTGATCGTCTGACTGTTTTTCATTTCATTTTCCTCCTGTTTTTGGTAATATTTACATCTTATGTACTAGATTCTACCATGCGCCAGAGGAAAATGAAATTGGTGTAATTTTTGTCGAATGGCGCAGAGTTTTTCTGCGCCATTTTTCTTTTATAACACGCTGCGTTTAGGGGTGATAAGTATGAGTTATTTTACCGCTGCTCAAATCGGGAAGGCACTTTCAAAAGCGCGGGTATCCGCCGGGCTAAGTCAAAGAGAGATCGCGATTCGCCTCCAGAAGGGAGAGCGGACGGTGCAAAGCTGGGAAAAAGGAGACACAAGCCCAGACAGTGACGAGATCATGGATTGGTGCGCAGCCTGCGGAGTGTCCCCCATCACGGTGTTTATGGAAGTTATGCACCCGAATCTGTACGCAGTGCCAGACAGCCAGAAGGAAGACGCGGCCATAGACAAGGAGCTTCACACGCTGGTGCAGGCACTTCCACCGCTCTCCCGGCGGCTTCTGCTGTTCGTGCTCAAAGGCCGACACGGGAGCAGCCCGCCTGCAGTTATCTCTGAAATAGCTGCAAACCTCCACTGCCCTCTCAACAACAGGGTCAGCGTGTGCGGCACCATCATCGATCAGTACAGCTTTGCCCAGATCAGAGGGCTTGACCCGTGCCCGGACGAGCCGCATCCCCCGATGGAGGATTTGAAGATCAATTACAAGTCGGGGCGCGCAGCGTCAGAGAACGGCGCTTTGGGCTATATAGGGCGCAGAAAGGAGTAGCGCATGAAGTGTGTCAGATGCCACGTAAACATCCCGGACAAGGCTTTATTTTGCCCGTGGTGCGGAAAGCAGCAGGATGCAACGTCCGCTCCCGTGCATAGAAAAAAGCGCCGCCGCCCAAAGGGCAGCGGCAGCGTGTACAAGCTGAAAGGGGTCCGGGCAAGGCCCTATGTAGCCGTGACCGGGAAAAAGGAAGTGCTGGGCACATACGGAACGCCCGGAGAAGCCGTGCAGGCGCTTGACGCATACAATGCCCAGAACACCCCGGCAGAGCGCCTGAAGTGTACTTTTGCGGATGCCTATGAAAAATGGCGGGCACAGCCGAAGTTTTCAAGTCTCAGCCGGGACATGATAAATGGATACGAGCTGGCTTTCAAAAAATCCGCTCCGCTGTACAGCCGACAAATGCGAGACCTGAAAGCGGAGGACTATCAGCAGATCATAGACCAGATGGTTGCAGACGGTCTCTCCCGCAGCTCGTGTGAGAAGCAGCGCACCCTTTTCAGCCAGCTATGTGAGTGGGCAATGGCCCAGGACATCATAAACAAGAACTATGCCCAGCTCCTTCACCTTCCTGCCGCAGCCGGAAAGGCAGAGCGCACCCTTACGGCGGACGAGATCACCCGGATCAGCGCATACCAGACCGACAAGCGCTTCGGCCAGACAGCGCAGATCGCTATGGTGCTTCTCTATACCGGAATGCGCATCGATGAGCTGCTTTCCATGCGCTGCGAGAACGTGTACCTGAAAGAGCACTACATGCAGGGCGGTGAGAAAACGGAAGCGGGCAAAAACCGCATCATCCCCATCCTCGATCCCATTTACAAGATCATCGCCTTCTGGATGATGGACAGCGGGTGCGAGTGGCTGATACCTTCCAAGGCCGGAACAAAGCTGGACAAGAGAAACGTGGCCACGAAGTTCCGTGCCTTGATGCAGGAGTGTCAGATCAATGGTGTGCACCCGCACACCCTTCGCCACACGGCCAGCAGCAAGATGGTGGAGTGCGGTCTTGAAAAAACTGCCGTGCAGGCTATCCTCGGCCACAAAAATTTTTCCACAACAGCAAACAAGTACGTTTCCCACAACGACCCGGCATACTTGTTACAGGAGATGCAAAAGATGAAATACTGATTTTGTTAGCTTGTTTGTTAGTTTATTCCGAATTTTTACCGATTTTTGCCGTGTTTTCACAAAAGAAAATGCCGTTCACGTGATTCAATATCACGAATGAACGGCATTTTTTGGAGCTAGTGACAGGACTTGAACCTGCAACCCACTGATTACAAATCAGTTGCGCTGCCATTGCGCCACACCAGCATCGGTTACCTAGATAGTATACCACCAGCGGGCGGGTTTGGC